CGGTTACTTCGTTTAATTGTTTAGAACCACCAGTTGTTGCCACTTTGTTTATTTTTGTTTCTATTGATTCGTTCATAGGTTTTCTTGACTCTAATTCACTAACAATAGTTTTGTATAACTTTTTGGATTCTTTTAGATTAGAAACTTCATTATCGAATCTTTCGATAATTTTTTTCTTCTCATCTTTAGTTGTTGAGTGTTCAATGAACAATTTAGCTACATAGCTTAAATTTGAATTGAATACAACTGTTTCAACTAATGTATGTCTGAATTGCTTAAGAGCTAATCTGAATTCTTCATTTTCACGCTTAAGTTCAGCAGATTCTTTAAGTAACGCTTTGTATTTTGTTTCGGTTTCAGTAAGTACTTTCTTAGAAACAACAGATTCTTTTGCAATCTTAGGGTTACTACCAGCACCAGTTGAATTAACTGTCTTGTTACGGTGTGAACCTACGCTCATACCTGTACCAATACTAATTTTTTCTTCAATTGTTTCTTCACCTTCGTCACCACCTTCAGTTACAGTTTCGTCCTCCATTTCTTCACCTTCAGTAACTTCTTCTTCTTCGTCACCTTCAGTTACAGTTTCTTCATCATCCATTTCGATTTCGTAGATTGGTTCGTCTTCAGTTTCTTCTTCTGGAAATCCACCTTCACCTTCAGCACCACTTTCAGCACCACCTTCAGCTCCAACTTCAGTTCCAAATTCATCACCTTCTTCACCACCAAATTCACCACCTTCAGCTCCTCCAAATTCACCTCCTTCAGCACCGCCAAATTCGCCTCCTTCTTCGTCACCAAATTCATCACCTGTTTCAGCAGATGGTATTGCACCACCACCTAGAGCACCTTTCTTAACGATGTACTCACCTGGTTCTGAAATGTTCAAGTGAATTTCATCACCTACAATTTCAATTTCGTCATCACCGCTTAATTTTCTATAAATTGCGATAACATCATCATCAGATGCTCCTGTCATATCTAACTCATCACCACCTGACATATCAATGTCCATTTCATCTCCTTGGTCTCCGCCAACTTCCTCTGGTGCCTGAATATCAATTTCTTCTTCATCATCAGAATCATTGTCATCAACGTCAACTTCTGTATCAGTTTCAGTTTCTCCACCTTCGTCAGAAGTTGAAGTTTCTTCACTTGATTCACCGTCTTCATCGCTAACAGTTTCTTCTTCGTAATCACTTTCTAAAAGTGACTCTTTTATCATCCCGTTAATTTCTTCTACCGCTACAGTACGAAGTATTTCTTTGGTATTGTTTTTTAAAGCCTCTTGAATTTTTTTAATATCCAATAATGCTTCTTCTACAACTGATTTTTTTTCTGCCATTTTATTTTCTTTAATTTTAGTGATAAATGATTAAGTATTACCCACTTACATAATAAATATGTGTTATTTTATGAAAAATCAATTTTTATAAAAAATATTATAAAATATCTAATAAGAATTTATCTAAACCCTCATTAAGATTTGATTTATTTACCTTAGTATAGCTTTCTACATATGGTCTAGCTTCGTTTCTGTTTCTAAACATCCATGAACCAGGAGTACTTGGTGCCGTAACAATATCCCAACAAATTAATTCAAAATCATCTTGAACTATAAACGTTCCATTGTGTTCCTCTAATGAACCAACACCTCTTGACGATACACCAATCATGTATTTATGTCTTAGATACTCAGCAACTAAATCACCTTTAGTTGAAACAATACCCATATTGACATATCCTTTAGTCATAGGAATTTCCATCTTACCCATAAGAGTATGACCTTCCCACCATGTTTCAATAATATTGTGTGATATTCTATCTCCAGATATTATAGATGACTCTGGGTGGTCTAATTCACCTAAAGCCCTTCTATTACGGATAGCGTCTTGATATATTTCGTTTTGTGTTTTTAATATTTTTTCAGGATATATTCTACCATTTCTATTTTTAACACCAAATTTTTGTAATACAACATAAACAATTAAACTGTCTGCATCACCATGGTCCTTAGTATTTTCAAACTCACGTAATAAGTTTACGTTTCTAGGTTCCATTGGTGATATATATCCAGCATCTTGCTCAATTAAATAACCAAAACCACTTTCTCCAGCTTTTAATATTCTTATGTCCATAATATTTTATTATAATAAATATGTACAGGAATAAAAAAAGCCTCAAAAATGAGGCTTTTAGTTATTTCTTTCTTTTATTGAATTTAAAGTATTTGTTTTTCTCAAAACACTTATCAATTACGCATTCGGTTAAATCATCAAGAAATGGCTTTATATCTTCGGAATTTATAGGTATTTCATTTTTTGTATAAAGCGTTATCTCACAATTAGTGAAACTTTTTTTAGACGACCTTATACCAGATTCCCTAATATCAAAATCAACAATCGTTCTATTATTTAAGAACGGGGTAATATCTTTATCCAACTTATGAAATATTGTTTGGCGAATGCTTTTATCAATATCTCTAATAACCCTATGATAATTAATCTCATCATCATAATCTGGTTCGGCCCATGTTGATATGTTAATATAAACCGCCTTGTTGTTTTTGTTGTTTACGCTTCCGTAAGTTACATTGTAATTTCTAAATTCATTGTTCTTTAATTCTTTCCCTTTTTTCATACCTGGTATTTTTTGGTATAATATAACGAAAAAAATTGATTTGGTCAAATATTATTTAAATAATTTAAATCCTAACGCAACGATAATACCCATCACAATTTGGATAAATGTAAATATAGCAACTGCCGCAGTCCATTTACCTTTCTGTTCGTATATTTCATCCTTAGCTTGCTTCATTTGCGCTGGGGACCAAACATCATTAACCTTCTCAATCCAAATTTTATGGTCTGAAACATTTTTTTCGGTATTCTTAAATTCAGAAAGTACAACATTCATTTCTTTAAAATGAGAATGAATATCTTCTCTCATTTTTTCATAACTTTCGTTAAGTCTCTCAAGTTCGCTAAGAACTAATTTGCTGTAATCATTCCAAGTTTCTTCTGCTGGCATTTTCTTTAATTGTTTTTGTTTAATATTATTCTTTCATAGTCGATTACACTCCTCACCTCATCTAAATTCTGAATCTTAGTTATCAATCTTTTAATTTTCTCAAGAGTACTTTTGTGTTTCACAATTGACTCATTTCCGTATTTTACCAATTCATCCGACAATACCCTTAATTTTTCGATGTTCTCATTTGGTGTTTTGTTTGTAACCATAAATTTGTTTTGAAATTTTTAACTGTTAATCAAATTGTTCTTCAACTCAATTAACTTATATACTTTAGTCGTAAAGTTATCCTCATTCAATTCAACTGTTTGCGTTAATTTTTCTTTAGCTTGTAATAACTTACCCTTAGTATCTTCAGTTGATTCTTTTAACATAGAATCAATTAACGCAATACACTCACTGGCGATAGTTGAATAAAAATCTTTCTTTTCATCAAGACTAGAATTTATCAACATACTTAGTATTTTTCTATCAGCCTCATCTAATGAACCATATTTTTCATTAAATTTACCCAACATTAAATTTGTAATTACGCTATTTGGTAAATCAAAACTTTCGTTTACAACTTTCTTTTTGTTATTATTGATAATATGCTTAGTAACCTTTTTAATATTTTCAGTTATGTTTGCAACATTTTCAGGAACTCTTTTGAAAAAAACTAAATTAGATATTGATTCGTGTAAATCACTTAATTCATATTTCGTATCTGTTGGCTTATCGCCAAGTAAATCTAATAACTTTTTATTCTCTTTAATAATGTCAGACTTTTTAAATTTTTCTAACAATTTTAGATTTTCGGAGATAAATAGATGACTAGATATTACATCATCGTCAACCCATGTTTCAATATTATTATAGACTAAGAATTGAGTCCTTAATATTTCACTTTCTTTTATTGTTTTTAAATACTTTTTAAATAATGACCTAGATTTGGCATCCTTTTTAGAAATACCTTCTGCTAATACATTATTAAAAATATTCATTATTTTACCAAAATTCTCCATTCTTTTTATTTAATTATAAATATCATTATTCCCCACGAAAAGCAATCTTATTTTAACATGTCATCAATGTCTTTAATCATCGAATTAACTGTTTCATTGATTTTAACGTTCTTATCAATGATTTTAACGCTATCAACTGATTTTTCAGCGTGGTCGACTGAATCAATTAATTTTGTAAAGAATCTATTGTTATACTTTTTAGACCTACTAGCTAATTTTTCATTTAAAATTCGCTTTTGTTCAGTTAAAAGAGCATTAATTTTATTTACTTCTTCATCAGTAGTTGCTTTAGGTTCCGCACCAGCATCAGATGGTTCCGCACCAGCGTCTGTAGGTTCACCCCCTGCTTCACCACCTTCAGGTGCACCATCAACCTCAGTCTCACCTTCTTCACCTTCGTCACCAAAATCTAAATCATCTGGTGATACACCACCGCCGCCGAAGCCACCGCCTCCGCCACCGATAGCACCACCGCCACCTTCACCACCTTCTTCTGGTGGAGCACCACCACCTTTAAGGGCCAATTTCATATCACCATAAATTCTATCAACAATATCAAACATACCAGTATGCTTAATAACATTAGCTGAATTAGCCAATTCTGCCGCAGCAGCTTTTTCCATTCTTTGTTCTAACAAGTCTTGTTTAATATCATTATCTGACCAACCAAATATTTCTCTTCTAGCTCTAGTCATTGACATAGCACCAAAACCATTACCAGCATCAGATACAGCATCTTTATATAGTGTCATTTTTAATTGTAGATGCTCAATTTTAAGCATTTCAGCTTGAGTTGAAGGATTATTCAATGTAAGCGTAAAATTGTCTAAATCCTCCTCAAAACCTAATAGGTATAAATGGATAATAACAATCTTATTAAGCTCTTGTAACATCGCTTGTTGAATCCTATTAACAGTTCTTGAAAAACGAATATCTTGTAACGCTAAATTCTTACCCTCACCAGTAGTATCATCAAAACCTAAGAATGGCTTTGGAACCCTTAAGGCTGTAAATAACTTTTTTTGTAGATATTCAATATCGGCAATTTGGTCAAGATTAGCTGCACCTGGTAACGTATCAATCGGATTTGGTGCGTCCTCACTTCTCACAGGTATA